TTTATTTTTACAATTATATTATGGAGATTTATTAGGGGAATCTATAAGAAATGTAGAAAACTGGGTTAATTTATTTCAACAATTAGAATTTTATGAAAATAACAAAAGCTTATAATTATAAGATTTACAAAATAATAATCAAAATTTACGCAACAAATGTTAAGTCTTTCAAAATTACAACAATATAGTGGAAATTTTCCTTTAAAAATATTAGGATTATTACTAAATAATAAACAAACACTACTTAATTTACATGATTCATTAGATCCAGAATATTTTGAAGATAGCTCTCAAAAATGGGTTTTAGAATATATATTAAATTACTTTAAAAAATATCACACAGTTCCAACAGTAGATGTTATAGTTTCAGAATGTAAAAAAATTAATAATGATGTTCTTAAATTAGCAGTATCAGAAACTATTAAAAGTTCATATAAAATAATTGAAGAATCAAAAGACCTTGATTGGGTAGAAAAAGAATTTACATCTTTTTGTACTAATCAAGCTATGAAAAAAGCTATTTTAAACAGTGTTCAATTATTAGAGAATGGTAATTATGAAGATATTAAAACTCTTATTAATAATGCCATGAAAGTTGGTGAAGATAAGAACATTGGTCATGAATATTTATTAGATATTGAAGAAAGATTTAGAAATAGTGAGAGAAAAGTAGTACCTTACCCATGGAAAGATATTAATGATATAACAAATGGAGGAATGGGGATGGGAGAGTTAGGTGTTATTCTAGGTGGTAATAAAATGGGTAAAAGTTGGGTTACTGTAGCAATAGCTGGAAATGCTCTATTAAAAGGATTTAATGTAGTATACTACACACTTGAATTAAATGAAGTTTATGTTGGTAATAGAATTGATGCTTATATTACAGGTATTCCAGTAAATGAAATTAAAAATAATAGAGAAAGAGTTGAAAAAATATTATTAGAAGTTCCTGGAAGATTAATAGTAAAGGAATTCGGATCAGGCAAAGCAACATTAACAACTATAGAAAACCATTTAGATAAGTTAAATCACAACCATGATTTTATTCCTGATTTAGTAATAATAGATTATTTAGATTTATTGGCTAGTAAAAAACATAGAAATACCTCACATGAAAACGAAGGAGATATTTACACAGAAGCTAGAGGTATTGCTGTTAATAGAAAAATTGCTTTAATGAGTCCAAGTCAAATGGGTAGGGGTTCTAGTAATGATGAAGTTGGTGATATAACTAAAATAAGTGGTTCATATAAAAAACTTATGATTTGTGATATATCATTCTCACTACAAAGAAAGAAAAGGGATAAAGTGAATGGAACTGGTAGATTCTCAATTGAAGGTAATAGAAATGGAGCAGATGGTATTACATTTAATATAACAATTGATACATCAACAGGACATATGGAATTGTTAAATAAATTTGATGAAGATGAAGATGATTTAAAAGATATAAAAGCATTAAACAAAGATGATAAACAATACCTAAAAGAAAAGTTCTATAATATAAATAAGGTCTCTATTTAGAGACCTTAGAAGTAATAATATTTATAGTCGCTAAACAAAATTATTAACGATGATAAATATTCAAGAAATTCCTAAAACTTCAGGGATTTATAAAATCACTTCTCCAACAAATAAGATTTACATAGGGCAAAGTATAGACATTTTTAATAGATGGAATCAATATAAAAAGTTAAAATCATCTATTAAACAACAACCTAAAATATATAATTCTTTAAAGTTTTATGGAATTAATAACCACACATTTGAAATAATAGAAGAATGTCCTATAAGTCAATTAGATAAAAAAGAATTATGGTATAAATTATGTTGTACTATAGATATAGGATGGGGTAATTGTTTATTCTGTGAACTAATTGATGGAAAAGGAGGAACAAAATCTGAAGAAACTAAACTTAAGATGGGTATTCCTACAATTCAATATGATTTAGAGGGAAATTTTCTTAAAGAATGGGATTCTCTCACTCAAATTTCTAAATACTTTAATATAAACTTATCAGATATAAGTAAATGTGCTAAAAGAAATAAGGGTAGTGCTGGTGGTTTTCAATGGAGATATAAAATAGAAAATTATCCTTTAAAGATAGATAAATACATTAAGATTAGTGGAAGATCCAAATGTATTCTTCAATATTCACTTCAAGGAATATTTATTAAAGAGTGGTCTTCTCAAAAGGAAGCAGGAAATATTTTAAAAATTCTCCCATCAGATATATCTTCATGTTGTGCTAATAAACAAAAAACAGCCGGTGGGTTTAAGTGGAGTTTTAAAAATTAAATATTTATAAACACATAAAAAAAACAAAATATAAATAAAAATGCAATTAGAACAAGAAATTCTTAGTGAAATAGTTACATTTATGAAATACTCTAAGTATTTACCATATATGGAACGAAGAGAAACATTTAAGGAAATAATAGATAGAAATAAACAAATGCATCTAGATAAATTTCCATTATTAAAAGATGAAATTGAAAGTGTATATGAAAGATCAATATATACTAAAAAAATATTACCAGCAATGAGAAGTTTACAATTTGCAGGTGTACCTATGGAAGTAAACAATGCAAGAATGTTTAACTGTTCTTACTGTCCTATAGATGACTATAGAGCATTTAGTGAAGGTATGTTTTTATTACTAAGTGGTTGTGGATTTGGATACTCTATACAACAACATCATATAGATAAATTACCTGATATTAAAAAACCTTCAAAAGATAAAAGATATTTAGTAGCAGACTCAATTCATGGATGGGCTGATGCTGTTAAAGCTTTGTTAAATAGTTATTTTACTGGAAAACCAAAACCAAGATTTGACTTTAGAGATATTAGAGCTAAAGGAGCAAGATTAATAACAAGTGGATCAAAAGCACCAGGTCCAGAACCTTTAAAAAGATGTTTATTTGAAATTGAACAAATATTAGAAAGTAAGAAAAATGGAGAAAGATTAAGTTCTATTGAATGTCATTCTATTATGTGTCATATAGCAGATTCTGTTTTAAGTGGTGGGATTAGAAGAAGTGCTATGATAGCTTTATTTACATTTGATGATGAAGAAATGTTATCTTGTAAATCAGGAAATTGGTGGGAATTAAATCCACATTTTGCTAGAGCAAATAATAGTGCTGTAATAGTATTAAATAGAATTAAAGAGGAAGAATTTAATAATTTATGGGAAAAAATTAAAGCAAGTGGTGCTGGAGAACCTGGTATGTATTTTACTAATGATCCTGAATATGGAACTAACCCATGTGTTGAAACATCATTAAGACCTAACACATTTTGTAATTTAGTAGAAATTAATGGTGGGAATATAGAATCTCAAGATGATTTTAATCAAAGATCAAAAGATGCTTCTTTTATTAATACATTACAAGCAAGTTATACTGATTTTTACTACTTAAGAGATATTTGGAAGAAAAATACTGAAAAAGATGCTTTAATTGGTGTTGGAATTACAGGTATTGCAAGTGGTACTTTAGATAAATTAAATAAAGAAGAAGCTGCAAAAATTGTTGTAAAAGAAAATGAAAGAGTTGCTAAATTAATAGGAATTAATAAAGCTGCCAGATGTACAGTAGTTAAACCAGCAGGTACTAGCTCATTAGTTTTAGGTACATCTAGTGGAATTCATGCATATCATGATCATTTTTATATCAGAAGAGTAAGAGTGGGTAAAAATGAAAGTATATACCAATATCTTTCTAAAAACCATCCAAACTTACTAGAAGATGAATTATTCAGACCCCATGATACAGCAGTTATAAGCATCCCTCAAAAATCCCCAACAACTGCACATATTCGTACAGAATCTGCATTAACTTTATTAGAAAGAACTAAAGAGTATAATCTAGAATGGGTAAGAAAAGGACATAGAAAAGGACCTAATTATCATAATGTGTCTGCTACCATAACTGTTAAAAATGAAGAGTGGGATGAAGTTGGAAAATGGATGTGGGATAATAAAGAAACTTATCATGGATTAAGTATACTTCCACATTCAGATCATAGTTATAAACAAAGTCCATTTGAATCATGTTCAGAAGATTTATATAATCATTTAGTTAAAGAATTACATGAAATAGACTTAACTAAAGTAACTGAAGAAGAAGATGAAACAAATTTAGTAGGTGAAGCTTCATGTGGTGGCGGAGCATGTGAAATAACTTAAATTATGGAAAATATAGATAATAAAATAAAAGAATTAGAGGAGAAGATAAAAACTTCTCCTTCTAGTCAAGAAGAATTAATTAAATTACTTGAAGAAAATTTTAAATTGTTAGAAAAATTAAATAAAGAATTAAATGGCTAGATATATTTCTGCAAAAACATTTGACAACTTTTCAGTTGCATTAAGACAACATAAAGCTCAACATTCACACTGTAAATTATTACATGGTTATAGTTTTGAAATAAAAGTGTGGTTTGCAAGTAATGAAAATGATATAGATAAACAACTAGATAGTATGAACTGGATTGTAGATTATGGAGGATTTAAAAAACCACCCCAAGGAAATGGTTTAAGAGAATGGTTAGATAATATGTTTGACCATACAACATTAATTGAGAAAGATGACCCATATTTAGATTTTTTCCAATCAGCAGCTATGGAAGGTTTATTAAAATTAGTAGTAATGGATAAAATGGGAGCAGAATCTGTTGCAAAATTGGTATTTGATAAATTTAATGAAGTATTATCAAAAACTGATGCAGGAAGATGTAAAGTAATTAAAGTAGAATGTTTTGAAAACAAAAATAACTCTTCAATTTATGAAGAATAATCTTTTTTTTAAAGTCAAAATCTTTTTCTTATTTTTAATTTTTAAATAAAGGTTATAACATGTTTACAATTTCAAAAGAGGTTAATCCAAATTATTTAGCACAGATAGTTCAATTGAAAAATCCCAAAAAACATCCTAATGCTGATAAATTAATATGTTGGAATATTAATTTTCAAAATGTAATTACAAATTTAAATTACAAAGAAGATGATATTTGTATTTATTTTCCTCTTGAATGTAAAATAAATCATGATTTTCTTTCATGGTCTAATAGTTATTCAGATTCTGAATTAAACCAAAATAAAGAACAAAAAGGATTTTTTGATAAAAAAAGTAGAGTAAGAGCTGTTAGATTAAGAGGTGAACCTTCTCAAGGTTATATTATACCTTTAAAAGTATTATGTGAGTGGCAAAGTATAGATATTTTAAATGAAAAAGAAATTAAAATTGGAGAACAATTTGATACATTCAATAATACTAAAATTTGTGAAAAATATATTGTAATTAAACATGAAAACAACCCTTTATCTAAAAATGATAAAAGAAATAAAAATGTAAAAAGAATTTCTAGACTAGTTGAAGGACAATTAAGACTACATAATGATACTTCTCAACTTAGACTTAATTTACATCAAATAAACCCAGAAACTATAATTTCAATAAATTATAAAAAACATGGTACAAGTTTTGTTGTAGGTAATATTTTGACTAAACGTAAACTTAATTGGTTAGAAAAATTACTTAAAAAATGTAAATTAAATATATCTGATAAAGTTTATGATTTTGTTTATGCTAGTAGAAATGTTGTAAAAAATGAATATGAAACTAGAAATGCTCAACATTTTTATCAAACTGATATTTGGGGTGAAGTAAAAGAAGAAATTAAAAATAAAATACCTAAAGGTTATACTTTATATGGAGAAATTATAGGATATACAAAACAAGGTGGGTATATTCAAAAAGGGTTTGATTATGGGTGTAAACAAGGAGAATATAAAGTTTATATTTATAAAATATCTATAACTAATGAAGATGGGTTTGTTATTTATTTAGATGATAAACAAATTGAAGAGTTTTGTGAAAAATATGAATTAAATTTCAAAGATACATTTATATTTTATGGTAAAGCTTATGAATTAACACCTAAACTTAATCAAGAAACTGATGAAGAATGGAGAGCTAAATTACTAGAAAATCTAACTGAAAAATACACAAATAAAAACTGTTATATGTGTATAAATAAGGTACCTGAAGAAGGAATTGTTTTGAGAAAACAAAAATTATTTGAATATGAAGCATATAAACTTAAATCAAGTAATTTTATGGAATATGAATCTAAACAGTTAGATGAAGAAATAATATCATTAGAAGATCAAAATTGATTTATGAATAAAAATATAATTACAATCCTATCAGGAATCCCATGTAGTGGAAAAAGTACTTGGGCTAATAAACAAAAACAACCAATATTGTCAAGAGATCAAATCAGATTAGATTTATTTGGTCGTGGGTATAAACAAAATAATATTGATGAACAAAAAATAAATATTGAATTTTGGAAAATATTTGATATGTTTATTAATAGTAAAACAAATTTTATTATTGATAACACTAATTGTAGAAAAAAATATATTAATGAAATTGAAAAAAGGATTATATTCAATTCAGACTATATAACTAAAATTAAATATTTTGAATGCCCTTTATATATAGCATATATAAGAAATATAATAAGGTATTTCAAAACAGGTAAATGGATTCCTTTTAAAGTTATTAAAAATATGGAATTTAATTACAAAAAAATGAGAGAAAATGAGTAATATATATTTTTCAAGTGATTTTCATCTAAACCATTCTAATATTTGCGGACCAAAAATAAGTCAATGGAAATCTGGTTATAGAGATTTTGATACATTAGATCAAATGAATCAAACTATTTTACAAATTATTAATAAAACTGTAAAATTTTTTGATATTTTATACTTTTTAGGATATATTTGTTTTGGAAGTCATGAAAAAACACCCCATTGGAGAAATCAAATACATTGTCAAAATAT